TTATTAACTCAACAGATGATATATATATGCGTGGCTTTCCCTACTGGGCTAGAAACGAAGCCGAGGTAGTATTCTCTCACGGATTATGGAAGGGAGTATATGACTTTGACGCTTCTACACAACTAGTATTAGGAACGAAAGAGCCACAACACAGGAAAATGCCAATACCCAAAGGAGCTTTGATGCCTGTTTGTGTAATGAATGTTTGCTTTAAACGTCTTGCACTACCACACTACTATCAAGCCCCGATGTATGAAGATATAAACCGATTCGCTGACATATGGTCAGGCTGGGAGGTAAAGAAATGGATAGACAGTCAAAACCTATGTATGGTAAACGGATACGCAACCATAAACCACAACAGAGCTTCTAATCCTTTTGTAAACCTAGTTAAAGAGGCAAGGGGCGTTGGAATTAACGAAGACTTTGAAAACAGTGAGTATTATAACTTTTACCAAGAGAAATTAGAAAGATGGAAAGAATTTTTGTCGTTGCACGATACAATGAAGACACAAACTGGTGTAAAGACTGTGTTATAATAGAGAAAGACAAAGACGTTCCAAATCAAGGACGTGAGGCTAGTTCCTATGCTTGGTATATAATACAAAACTACGACAACTTGCCAGAGAAGATAACATTTTGTCAGGGTAATCCTTTTGATCATTGTATAAATATACTAACCACCCAGAAAGATTTAGACTTTAACTATCACGGAAACGTCTATCAGTCCGACCACAGAGGAAATCCGCATCACGGAGGATTAAAGATAGGAGAACTCGCACACGAACTAGGAATAGAAATACCAGAGAAACTAGATTTTATAGTAGGTGCTCAGTTTACTGTTTCACGTGAAAGAATACTTAAACGACCAAAAGAGTTTTATGATAAGTTATATAATCTAGCCAACATTTTTCCAGAAGCACCGTGGTGTTTAGAGAGATTATGGATTTACATTTTTAAATAATATGGAAAAAGACAAAGAAATAGAAGAATTACTAAATAAAGAAATTCCAGTATCAGAAATAACTGCAAGCAACGAAGAGCGGGAATTATCAGAACTAACAACCAACGACCCATATAAAAATATATGTGTTAGTTGTGAGGGATAATATGGCAGGCGGAAGACCAAAAGAATTTAAAGAGACATATATCTCACTCGTAAATGATTACATAGCAGAATGCGAAGATACATTCGACAAAGAGAAGAATGAGTATATGGTTAAACTCCCAACTGTGGAGGGATTTGCTTTATTTATAGGTCATCACAAAGACACAATATATGAGTGGTGTAAAGAAAACAAGTTGTTTTCCGACGCTATTGACGAAATAAAGAATAATCAACTAAATAAGCTTATAAATAAAGGCTTATCTGGGAAATATAACCCAACAATAGCTAAACTATTATTAAGTGGAAACCACAACATAAGAGAGAAATCAGACATAACAACAGACGATAAGAAAATAGAAACAGGTGTAGTAATACTTCCAATAAGAAATGAAAATAAGATGGAAACCACAACCGAAACAGGAGAAGGCTCTAGCCAGTAATGCTTTCGAGGTTTTATTCGGAGGTGCTAGAGGAGGGGGTAAAACAGCCGCAGGTCAAGCGTGGCTTTTATACGATATAGACAAACCTCTATTAAGAGCCCTAGTTATCCGTAGAAACTTTACAGACCTTTCAGACTGGATTGATAGAGCCAAACAATTTTTTAAACCAAATGGAGCTAAATTCGTTGGAGATACATTCTACTTTCCTTCTGGTGCTCAAGTAAAAACAGGACACTTAGACGGAGCTGACGCATACACAAAATACCAGGGACACGAATATCATAGAATACTTATTGAAGAACTTTCTCATATACCAAAGCTCTCATACTTTCAGAAACTTGTAACATCTTGCCGAAGCACACAACCAGATATTAAGCCACAGGTATTCTGCACAACAAACCCAGACGAACCTGGTCTGGAATGGATTAAAGATTATTGGGGAATACCAGATAACCCTGATTTTAATAAGGTATATACAAAAGTGGTCGGTGGAATCAAAAGAGAATTTATACCATCTAAGATTGAAGACAACCAAGAGCTTCTAAACGTAGATCCAGAATACCTGCAAAGACTTGAAATAATAAAAGAAACAGACCCAGAGCTTTATGAAGCTTGGAGAAACGGAAACTGGGGAGGTCAAGGTGTGGAGGGTGCATACTACAAAACACAGATAAATGATTTAGAATTAAGCGGAAGAATACGAGAGAATATATATGACCCACTACTCCCTGTCCATACTTGGTGCGACCTCGGTATCGCCGATAGTTTTACAATAGGATACTTCCAAAACGCTGGACACGAATGGAGGGTTATTGATTACGATGAATTTGAGGGAGAATCTCTAGGAGAAGCTATAAGACGAATGAGAGATAAGCCCTATGTCTATGGAGAACACTATGCCCCACACGATATTGAAGTTAGAGAGCTGGGAACTGGTAAATCACGAAAGGAAATAGCTGAATCACTTGGAATAAGATATAACACCTGTCCAAGAATGACAATCTCTGATGGAATCAACGCCCTTAGAATGAGATTCAAAACGCTATACTTTGACACCAAGACAGAAGTATTACTTAAACGCCTTAAACGCTATCATAAAGAATACGATGATAAGCGAGGTGTATACAAAGATAGACCTGTTCACGATATAAACTCTCACGGTGCTGATATGATGAGATATTGGGCAATCACAGACCATTACACACCTGATGCACACCAAGAAATGATATTTGAAAGAAACCGACAACGACCAACGTCAATGAGGTAGTGTGTTATAATATTATTATTAAGATTAAGTTGTTTAGTTGCGAAACGCCAAACAACTAATGAGTATATATCAAACAATAAGACAGGAGGTTGATGACTTCATCTATAACGATGTTGAGGTTGTTCCGGGATACTCCTTTAATCAATACCAAACAATTAAACGAGCACACCTTTACCTGAACTCACAATTTGAGGACAGTTCTCTATACAACAACAGAGAAAAGATATTTTTTAATATAACAACTCCCAAGAAAGACGTTGTTGCAAGATTCCTAGACGTTGATACTAAAGATATAAGAATCGAGGAACGAAATCCATCAAGCGAACTACCTCTTTTCCTACTAAACTATGAATTACAGAATTGGTTAGCTAAACACAACTTCTCTAAAACACTAAATGACCTAGCTGATGAGGTTGTTTCCTACGGTTCGGTTGTTTTAAAAACAAGACCAGGAAAATCCCCAGAAATCGTTGACCTAAGAAATCTATTCCTTGACCCAACTGTTGACAGTATCAAGACAAGTAGATTTACAATCCTAAAACACAAGCTAACAGCACAAGAACTAAGAGCAAAAGTTTCTCTTGGTTGGGATAAGGACTCAATAGAAGCTATTATTGGAAGAAAGTTTAAAAAAGGAGATGCTGGGCAAAGCTATGAAAGAGATGGAATGGTTAATCAGATAGTTTCTTCACAATATATTGAGGTTTACGAAAGATATGGACACGTTCCCAAAAGAGATATAATTGGTGGTAAATCAGAAGAAGACACAATGTCTTTGTTTATCGTAGCAGAGCCATATATGACAGACGAAAAAGGAAATGATGAGGGTGTTGTTCTGTTTAAATCAAAATGGAATAAAGACATACCATTCAGCGATTTCCACTTCAACAAAACAAAAGGAAGATGGCTCGGTATTGGTGTTCCCGAAAGCCTATTCCCTGCACAAGAAAGAATAAATGAGCTTGCAAACCAAAAGAGAATATCTATGGAGCTTTCAACGCTTCACCTGTTCCAAACAGCAGATGTTACATCACTAAACAATATACTTACAGACCTTGAGAATGGTGCGGTTATACGAACAAAAACACCAGGGGCTATTACACCAATAGTAAACGAAGAAAGAAACCTAAGTGCATTCCAATCAGAAGAGAACAATTACAATGGACTGGCTGATAGAATATCTTTTGCGTCTGATGTATTATCTGGTGGAGATGTTCCAAGTTCTACACCTGCTACGACTGTGGTATTGCAAAACAACAACGCCACAAAAGTTCACTTACAAAAAAGAGAAAACTTCTGTATATTCATACGTTACTATTTGAGAGAATTTGAACTTCCAAGACTTATGAAAGAAGTTAATTCAAGACACCTACTTAAAATAGTCGCAGATCCGTCAGACCTAACAGGACTTGATGAAAGAATAGCTGGCGTTATGTTAAATGGAGAGGTTTGGAAACAAGCCCTAGCAGGCAAAGGAATGACAGCAGAAGAAGCAGATGCATTTAAACAAGCAACAATAATAAACTTACAGAAACAAGGCGGTAAACGCTTTATAGAAGTTCTAGACGGATACTATGACGTTAATACAGATGACTTCGACATCAATATTGACGGTGAACAAAAAGACCTTACTAAGTTTGTAAACAATTCATTTAAAATGTATATGGATTATGCAAATGACCCAGAAATGTTTAATGACCCAGTTAAGAAAACGCTAATGATTGAATATGGTCGAGCTTTGGGAATCGACACAGCCAAACTAGAAATTGCCTTTGCTA